AACCGTTGTAGATGATGAAGTCGCGCCATTCACGTCAGCAGTAGCTGTGCTACCTTTACCAGTGTATGTGATAAGTTCGTCATCAATCTGGATTGTGCCAGATGTTGGAAATGCTTCTGCATCTACCAGATGAATTTCTGTAGCTGCCTGCGCCAAGTTCACCCCAAGAGTGGTGGTTGACTGCTTCCAGTTGGCGGCAGTTACTTGTTTGCGAATGTAGTTGGCATCGTCTGTGTCAACTTGAACTTCTGTCAGGTTGCCTTTTTCAGCGGCGCTAACTGCTGTAGCCAGCCCAACGTAAATGCTATTACCGGGCGTAGCGAAGGAGAGCGAGTCGTTCTTAAACAGGTAGTCAAGAACCCGTCTCTCCAGATAGGTGGTTGCTGCGTTTGATGTTGCCATCGTTCTTTACTCCTAGTTAAGTGCGTGGCCTATCAGGTAGACCTCTCCTGTAGGCATCGCTATTCTCTCTAGCTTCAGCCAAATCCTTCAACCGTTGTATTTCCTGACCGAATCTCTGCTCATAAAGCTGCATCATATCCGCTTCGCCTTTCATATATGTATACGCTTCTACAAGCGAACCGTAAAGCAAAGCGTTTGGAGCATTATCACTTAACCATGATTTTTCGGTTCCTAGGCCAGCAGTAATGCTTGCTGGACGATAGTAATAATGTAATTCAACATCATATGCTAAATTAGGTGTTGGGCCTAAAATGAAATTATCTACGTCATATATACCGTAATACTTTGGGGTTTCATTAGAACCAACGCTTTCAGAATATGTTTGAACATAATTCACGTCTTTAAATAACAGAAACTCTTCATAATTAGCTGTTGTTATTTGAAGTGAAAACGGTGCTAAATAATCAATCGGGACGTTTAAATAAGGATCACCAATAGTTAAAGTAGATACAGCATTTTTACGAAACAACTCTAAATCAACAAGAGTAAATATCCGATCTTCGGCAGAACGGATAAACACAGGCAGATTGTTTACGAAAGATGTTTCCGTGTTCTCTGCAAAATCTTGAATAGCTGTCTGTAGCTCTGTATATGTAAAACTCATTTTTTCCCTCTACGCGGAAAGTGTAACTGGCCCAGCGGTCGCAATGTTACCTCCCCCGAAGATATTACCCGTGGTTGCCGTTCCTGCACTGGCTGTGAAGGTATAGTCGCTTGTTCCTGTGACTGTGATTGAATACCCCGCAGCCCCTTCCAAAACAGCTTTAGTAAACCCATCAAATCCGCTAACATCTCTAAACCTAACCGTATCGCCTGTTGTTCTACCGTGATTACTCTCTGTTACCGTAATAACTGCAGACCCAGAAGCTCCGCTTTTAAATGCGTTGGGTTTTAATAAAACAGCTACAGCTGGCTCTGTTCTATCCGGCCTTGCATCTTTCAGTGCTACGTCATCCGCTGAATGTTGCAAAGGCTCTAGCTGTGGGTGTTTTGCTTCAAACTCCGAAACGTGTACAACTGCTCCGTTCCACTCTTTAACGCGCTCTGAATACGGGAAAGCCATACCGCTTCTATCCGAAATAAATTTCGCATATTTTCCGCGAGCAAAACCCATTACGAAATAATCCTTGGCACAAGCCGTAAACTAGCCCGATCTCTATCCTCTGTAGCCGCCCTAGAAAATTCTTCATCATAAACGCTTTTCAAAAGAGCTGTTCTATCAGGTGCAAACTTTACGCTCAAGTAGTACGCAAGTCCAGAAACTAGACAAGGGTAAAATCTAAACGGTACTTCAAAAGTATTATTGTAATCGTCTGCGTCATCAATTCTAACAAGACGATAGTAAATAATTTGGTCTGTAGAGTTTTCGGGCGTTTGCCATAAATACACTACAGGGTTGATTTGCCTGTCTACGAAAAACTGCGAAGGGCGACCTTGATCGGTTTTATTTGGTAGGTTTAAATACTCACCGCGACCTATACGATCCATAGTGTAGTCTACACCACTACGACGTAAAACCATTTCAAGTATGTCTATGGTATCTGTACCAAGGGTGTAGTTTGCTGTTGCTTGGGTTAATGTAGTTGTTACTTGTTCTATAGAAAACAAGTTTACACCTCGATTAGCCCACTCCGCCAGCATAAGGTTCAAAGACCTACGAGCTGTACGCAAACCGTAGCCTGTTCGAACTTCAATACCACAACGCTCGTATGCTTCTTCGATAACGTCGGATACTTCTAGCTCAAAGTTTTTTGAACCTGAAACAGCCATTTAATTATTTACCCTTCTTGCTGTCACCATAGCCGCCGCACATCATACGCATCACAGCCTTTTCGTCCATATACCCGCCGTTTGCCATTTTAGTAACATCAATAGATTTACCGGGATTTAATGCCTCAATTACAGGGTCAGGAACCATCCGTGTCGGAGAACCGCCCATTTTCATCTTTTTTGGTTTTTTACCGTACATTATGATTTCCTTTTCTTTCGTTTTAGAGGTTTTACATTCCTCGGTTTACCTTTTGCAGGTTGTCCCAACTTAACTTTTTGTCTAATTCTACTTCGTTTTTCAGATTTAGACAATTCGCTTGCTGTTTTAGGGGTCTTAGAAGATATACGCTTGGAGGGGCGACAATATGGAGTACCCCGTTTTTCGCCCTTGCTACGCCCACACGCCTTACCCGTCCTGACATCCTTCCAATCTTCTTTAAACCACCTTTTTAGAGCCAATCCCTTTTTTGTTTTTCGAACAGCCATATTAAGACTTTTTTGTCTTTTTTCTTTTGTTACTCATAATTTTACCAGAGCCTTTATTACCCCAGTTTTTCGCACCAACTTTACGGCACTTAGCTATAGCCCCAGAAGCATAAGCCGAAGGAAACACTTTATATCGCGCTTTTACTTTACGATAACAGGCGTCTTTAGGCACTACCTCACTCCGTTTTCGTTTTTGCGGCGGCTTCGATATCTGCTGTCTCATTGAACCACGCGAGATTGCCATTAGCTTGCCTTCCCAAAAAGTCTTGCCACATCGGTTTAATCATTTCGTAGTTAGCAAGAACTTTTTCTTCAGTATTTTCAACTTTTTCATGCGTTACTGCCAGCTCAGTCTTAACTTCAACAATACTAAGACCGACCCATGCAAAAAACATTATACAAACACTAGCGAAAACGCTAACAATCGCAATACCTATTTTTATTAGCATCTCCATCTACGCCTCGCTGCACAAATTCTTTTCTTAGGTGTCTTTTTACAACTAATGTTGTGCATCTTCATCTGGCCAGCAGAGCGCGAACAATATGACTTACGACGCTTTGCACGAGATTTCGATGGTTTCTTTTCTGTAACGGCAGTTTTTAATTTACTTCCGGGATTTGCACGACGATACGCAGCAACGCCTTTTCTGGTCATCCCCGCTCCACTTTTAGTGGAGCGGAAATTACCAGATTTAACGGAAGTCTTTATTGGTTTTGACTTTCGTTTTGCTGCCATTTTACCCTACTTATAAAAGAAGGTCGCGCTAGTTATGTTAGTAAAAGTAGCATGAACGTCTGTACCAAACCGTATTCCCTCTTCAGGAATACTTATATCGCTAGTTGAATTCGCATGGAAATCAAAGGTAGCAAGAGTAGTACCCGACGCACCGCCATCCTTTAAAACAATTTTGCCAGTAGACCCACCAGAATGGTAGTGAATCCCGCATATACGAGCTGGTCCACCAACAACAGTTCCTGTCGCAGTAAGATAACTGGCTTTTATATCAGAACCTGACATTTAAGCCTCCTTATGCAGCAGCAGTTGCGCCAGTATCCACACGAATCCAGTTTGATCCATCAGAAAACACAAGGTTGCCTGTACCAGCGCCAACACCTTCAGCAGCTTTACGAGCGTTAGATACATAATAAATGTACCCTTCGTTATCTGCTGAAGCGGTTGGCAAGTCTGCAAAAAGAATTGGATTTGCCCAGAAAGCAGTATCTACCTTCAGCGGGCCTGAAAAAGTTGTACGAGCCATGTCTATCTCCTGTCGTGGCTAGTGTCAGCCGCACGATGCGGCTGTCAGGGATAAGTCATCTTACAATAAAAAAGGGCGACTGTGAAGCCGCCCTTTCAAATCCGTTAAAGATGTTGTTAGGCACCCGGAGTACCAAACACGCAACGCCAATCGGAAACACCGAAGCTGTAACGCTCACGGGCCTTAAACCGCATGTTGCCGGTGTCAAAGTCACCTTCCATGGCAGTTTTGATTGGTGCACGGTTGAAGTACTTA